ACGACTGGTCCTGAAAACGTTGTTCTTGCCATGATTATATCCTCCTAGTTTGCAGATCATAGTCTCTAGGCCGTCGACTGTACGCGTCTATGATCTATTTATAATTATACAGTAATAAAGTTATACTCTTATTTTTTAAAGAGCGCAAGAGAGCCTGTAGTGTAGTTGTGATTTTTTAAATATGTAGCCTTTTATTAAGTAGCTACTGAAACTTCTGGGGCAGCATCATCAACTCTATTTTGTAAATGAGCCTTTTGAGCTTCTGCTAACTTAATATGGTTTATAACTTCTCTGATCTTATGATCAATGTTAACCATATTGAGAGTATATCTACCCTCAGTTAGATGCTCCTGTTCCCAGTTCAACTCCAAGGACCTTTTTTGTTTGTAAAGGTCTGTTAAGTGTGCTTGCATCTTGGACCTCCTCATAGGTAATCCATTTTTTACGGGTATCGTAAAATCCCGTTGTTTCCCACTTTATATCAGATTGTCCCAATCTGTCAACAATAGATTGTTCTATAGCTTCAGCGGAATCTTCACACTTCATATTAAATTTAGTGTGATAGCCATAAGCGTATATTCTAACTTGAAATTCCTTTGTCATAATTCACCTTTATTGCATTAAAAAGGGGGCGATTGCTCGCCCCCTTCAAGATTAGTTATTACGCACCTTCTACGCCGAAAATACCTCTAGGGTCGGATACTCCAAATGAGTATCTTTCTCTAGCTTTGTATCTTACGTTTCCAGTATCGAAATCACCTTCCATTGCAGTAGTTAATGGAGCTCTTGTGAACATTTTCATACCGTTAGGTACGTCTGTAATGATGTAAAACGAATCACTATCAGTTAGGTAGTTGTTCACTCTATAACCTTGAGGAACCATACCCATAGATACGATTGCGTTGATGTCATTATCAGCTGTTCCAGTTCTGCCTTGAGATTTCATTAATCTCTCAGCCGTAAATTGATTTTCCGAAGGAACAATCATTTTTACGCCTCTAGCTGCAACTCTAAGACCTCTTTCATCAGTGATAGCCGCGATGTCAATCATCGACTGTTCTAATGAAGTTTCATTAAGATCGGCCTGAGTAGATAGGGTATTTTTAAAAGTACCCGCTACTGTAGGGTGAGCTGTACTAAATAAAGCAACACCATCGCCACCTTTGAAAGTAGCTGTTGATGGTAAGCCGTTGATTAAAGGCTCAACTGCTTTTACTTGTTTAGCATTGCTCATAGATCTTGCTAAAGCTTTTGTGTATCTAGAAGCTAGTCTATCGTAGAGATTATCTTCGATAGCTTCTTCCGTGATAGCAAATGCTAAAGCTACTGTCTCGTGAGTGTATCTCGCTGTAAAAGTTTCTTGTGCTTCGTCAAAAGAGACTCCGCTACCTTCTGCTTTTACTTGCGCGTTCGCGAAACCAGATAACATTACTTCTTCTTCAAAAGCTCTGTCGCTGTTTTCACTTGTATAAATTTCAGCATGCTGATTTTCATACCTTTTGTATTCCAGCCCAAATAGTGCATTTAGGCCTGGTTCTAGTTCTTTAACTAGCTGTGATCGTGATATTGCCATTGTCTATATGCTCCTATTAATTGTGACCGTTGAACGAATTAAGATTCGATACAACAATTACAGATGCAAAAGCTGCAGTAGCATCTTCGTTTGAAGGATCCTCTGCTGATCTTAATAATCTGAATTGTTTACCGTTAGCTGAAGTCGTCGCAATGTCTAATGTAGACGATGATTTACCAGTAGTATCGCTACCAGCTGATGTGTTCATGTCATACGTTTCTAACATTGTTGTTACTCCAGTTGCATCATCCGCTGCAACCACATATTGCTGGAATGGATCGTCTACTACAAAGGCTGTTGTGTCTTCACTATTAGCCGGTGTGATAGTTGCTTTGTAGAAATTCGCAAACGTTGGCTTCAAAGTTGTAGCCGCGTTGTAGAATATTCCGTTCAAAACACCTATGATATCTGCAGCAGAACCGTTTCCGCCTACTACATAACCGCTAGATACTTTAACACATTCACCATTGTAAATAGTTGTGCTGTGGCCAGCATCGATTTTGTATTTCCCTTGACCTTGGATTGAGGCTCCTCCGCCTAATCTTCCAGCTGGGATAAGTCCAAAACCTTGTGTGTTTCTGTTTGCCATAGTTTTATCCTATTCCAATTAGTTGTTAACGTTATATAAATTCGATGATTAGAGAATCGTTAAAAAATTAACTTTTCTTTGTACCACCGAAGGTTACACGAGATTGTCTATCTATATTGATAGGCATCCTCTTATCTTGCTCCTTCATAAGATCGTTGTTTACTGCTTCGCTTCGGTCTTTATGACGATTAGCCATATATTCCATACGTTGCTTCGCGATCTCTTCAGGTACCTTTGCGAGTAAAAGGCCTCCAACCCCAACTACCCCCTTGTATTTACCGTCTTCGATAACTGGATAGTCAGATGCGTTTTCGATTTCTTCAGACCTTACAAGTTCATATCCTTCTCTTAAACGTCCAGATACGTTCTTCGTGTCTTGAAAACCAACACTCTCTGCTCTTATCCATCTGTACCTGAATCCATCAGGTGCAGGGGGTGCATCTAGAGATGAAGGTGGAACCCACACTTTTGGTCTTTCAGATTTTGACCGTGTTTGGTTCGCACGAGATGTTTTATCTTCTTTTTTCATATTACGCTCCTCCCGTGTTTTTTAATTGTTTTGCGTACTCTTCGAGTGGCACACCTAATTTTTTAGCGATTGCTACCTGTGACGATGTGAGTTTCACAGTTTTGCGACCTGGTTTCACGCTTCTTTTAGCAGAAGCAACCGTCTGTACGGGTTCAGTCGTTTTCTTAACATCAGTATTAGCAAATTTATGCGGAAAGTCAACACGGATTCTTTTATCTATTTCTGCATAATATTCATCAGACTTAGGATCAAAACCTTCTTTGTCTACTAAATCTTTATGAATTTCGAACGCTGTATATGTCATAGCTCTATCTTGTCCAAACCATGAGTTTTTAGCAGCCCAAGCTTCAGCAGTTGGATCACTCGGTTCAGCTTGTGTTCTAGGTTGTTCAGGAGCTTTAACTTCTGAAGGTTTAGACACTGCTGTTTCTCTCGCATCTTTTGTTTGCTGTAGTTTAGCATTCTCAAATGAAAGAGAAGCAATCCTTTTGTTCGCTTCAACTTGTGCTTTGGCGTCACCGGCATCGATAGCAGCAGCTAATTCTTTTTGTGCTGCTTCTAAACCTGTTTGTATACTTGCTTCAAACTTTTTAATGTAATCAGCATCAGTCTTTTCAAACCTTGTTTCCAAAGCTTTTCTTTTTTCTTCGACTGATTTAGCATACTCCGTTGCTGCATCTCTTTGTCTTTCAGCTTCACGCATTTTACGTGTAAGCTTAGCTATCCTAGCTTGAACACCTTTACTGTAGTCTTCTAGCTTTTTGTCGTCTTTTTCTTCGCTAGCTTGAACAGTAGGCTGCTCATCAGATTTCTTAGATGTATCATCGGACTTAGTATCGTCTTTATTAGTTTCTTCATTTTTTTCATCTGTCTCCTTTGGTTCTGTTTCTTGTTTTGGCGCTTCGGTATCTATTACCGACTCGTCTTTTTTTTCTTCAACATCGATTTCGGCACCTGGGCCTGATGTATCAATGTCGACTGTTTTTTGCTCTTCAGTTGGCATAGTTCCTCCTATGATTAATATTCATGCAAGATATCCTCTGGATTCTTGATGGTTGCTAAAACTTCGTCGTCATTTAGCAGACGTATTTCCCCACCTTCTATTTTTATTCTTGATCCAGCATAACGGGCAAACATTACCCATTCCCCTTCTTTGCACCAAGGACCTTTAGGATATCTTTCCTTGTCCTTGTAACAATCTGGACCCATTCTTAAAACTAAACCACATTGTGATGCAACTTGTTGTCTCTCCAAGGTTGTTTCGGCCATAATTAAACCGCCTTTAGTTTTCTCTTTCATTTTGAAAGGTAAAACTAACATCCTCCAACCAGTTGGTTGTGGTAGTTTATTTGAATCTTCTTTTGTTAAATCTTTTTCTTTTTTGACCCCTACTAATTCTTTATTCGGTAGGTGGATTTTTGATGTCGATGACTGTTCCATGTTGCTCCTTATCTTCTAGCAGGTTAGAGAGTTCCTGTTTAGTTGCCTCTAGGGCATTTATCTGTCCTATTATATAGTTGTATTTCTCCATGCTGTCAATACCCCCGGATGTTACAGCAATGGATAACTCATTTGTTCTTTTAACTATGAACTTAAGTAGTCTTGTTATGACGCTTTCTAATTGCATTTTTACCTTTCTTAAATATAGCAGCGACTTCATTTTTACCCATAACCTTGGCACGCTGTTCACCAACTGTTAGGATTTGTATTTTTCTTGCAAAAGGTTTGTTTATATTTTTTACTTTTGTAACTGTAGCTCTAGCATCTGCAGGTGTTGCAAATTTAATTCCTACTGTATCTCTAGGGTTTTCATCAGTATATAATCTTCTTCCTGAACCTTTTGGTTTTTTACCTGTGCCTACTTTAGGATCTTTTTTTGCCATTAATAACTCCCTTTAATGTCTTAGCTTGAGCAGCGTGTGTTTTAGAGGCTTTTTTTAAACCTTTAATAACTTTTTTAATCGCTTTCTTTTTCTTTAACATTTCCATCTCCTTCTAGCCTGACGTAGACGTGAGTTTGGATCTTTTGCTGCTTTAGGGAATTTTTTCATTTGTCCTAGTGATCTTGCACAGAAAGATTTTCTGCGTTTGGCAGCTTTTGATCCTGGCTTCACTTTTC